AGCGCCTTTTACACACGAAGGAAATTTAACCATGGTAGATAGGCTTAAGAAACTGAAAGAGCTTGAGGCATTCTTGTATGACAGACTGCAGGATGCAGACGCGAGATCCGTGGCTGCAATAGCCAGGCAGTACCGCGAAACGATTAAGGAGATTGAGGAAATTGATGGCACAGACAGTCCAGATGACGAGATCAGCCGCGTCCTCGCGGAAGTCGAGACTGATGGGCAGTCAAGATCCGTCCGCGAGAATCGCGCCGACGTACTCCGCCAGCGACGGAATGAAAGCGGAGAGGATACTGAAGGCAGGAGGCTTGATTCTTGATCCGTGGCAAGCGGACATAATGGATGATTGGATGGGACGGCTGCCTTCCGGTCGGTGGGCTTGCGCAACATGCGGCGGAAGCGTACCAAGACAGAACGGCAAAAGCTTGTTAGTGCAGGGAAGGGCATCGGCAGGGATGCTGATGTTCAAAGAGCAGGTGATCTACACCGCGCATCTTCAGAAGACGGCCACAGAGACCTTCGAGGAGATGCGTGATTTTTTTGAAACGCCGGCACTTGCATCGTATGTCGCGGAGATCCGGACCGCGCTCGGAAGAGAACAGATCATATTGAAGAACGGTGCCAGGATAAAGTTCCTTGCGCGGACCAGGAACGGAGGACGAGGCCAGCACGGAGATCTTCTGATCTTCGATGAGGCACAGGAGCTTGACGAGAATCAACAGGCGAGCTTCATCCCGGCAATATCTGCGAGCTCGAATCCACAAACGATTTATGTCGGAACTCCTCCGGACCCGACAGCGGTTGGCACAGTCTTCCGTGCGCTCCGGAAGAGGGCGAGAGCGAATGAAACGCAGCGGACGGCGTGGTTCGAGTTTTCCGTCGAAGAGATCGGAGATATATCGAACCGAGCAAGATGGGCCGCAACGAATCCGGCACTCGGCAGACGGATCTTGACGTCTACGGTCGAAGGCGAGTTTGAACAGCTTGATCCGCAGACCTTTGCCAGAGAACGGCTCGGCTGGTGGGAACCGATAGCGCAGCATCACGAGGAATATGTCATCAGCGCGGAAGCCTGGGATGCTTGCGGATCAGATGAAGGCAAGCCAGAAGGCAAGACGGCCTACGGCGTGAAGTTCACTGCGGACGGATCTGAGGTTGTTCTTTGCGGAGCGGTTTGCCCGAAGGAAGGTCCGGCGCGGATATCCATTATTGAACGCAGGTCGACAGGAGTCGGCGTTCGGTGGCTGGCAGACTGGCTGAACGAACGATACACAAAGGCATCCTGCGTAGTTATAGATGGGCGGAATGGTGTTGACGTTTTGGTCGATAAGATATCCGACACCTGGAAGTTCAAAGGCTCGGTGATCAGGCCATCGGCGAAGGATCTAATCGCTGCCGTTGGGAATCTGACAAATGAGATCAACGAGAAGACGGTTACATGGTACAGACCGCAAGAATCCTTGCGGAGTAGTGCCTTAACATCTACCAAGAGGCCGGTCGGTGGTGGGTTTGCCTTTGGCGGTGAAGATCCTGCCCCGATCGAAGCATGCTCCTTCGCACTCTGGGGAGCGCGGAATTCAAAACGTGATCCGTCAAAGAAAATGCGGATCGGGTAAAAGAGGGATGACATGATTCTTGATTCAAAAATCTTAGAGGCAAACGGCCTCACAGATGTTGAACGGCAGCAACTTGCGGAGCTGATCAACCGATTCAACTATTATTCCTCTCGCAATGCCTTGAAGCACAAGTTCTATGAAGGGCATGTTACGCTTGGCGATGTCAATCTTGGGATTGCGCTCCCAAGGGATCTCCGTGGACTGGAGATCGGGTGCGAGTGGGGAGCAAAGACGGTCGATGTTCTTGCCGGAAGGTCAATGTTTGACGGATTCGTCGGAGAAAATGGTCAGGAAGCCGAACTGATGACGCAGATCATCAAGGACAATCAGCTGATTGCGGAATATGCAAAAGCTTGCCGTGATGAACTGGAATTCGGCTGCACATTTGCGACGCTTGCGGCAGATCCTGAGATCGGGTGCCGGATTCGGTTTCATTCTCCTCAGACGGCGGCAGCTGTTTGGAGCGGAGAGAAGAACCGGCTCGACTATGGCATGGCAATAATTGACGTCGACCGCAAAAGTGAGTCAAGCGGTTCCGCAAGTTGGGCTCCGACAGTAATCAATCTTTATAACGATGATGCTGTGTGGGTTCTCCGTAAGGACCAGAAAGAACGGTGGACTGCGGAAGAAAACATACATCATATGGGACGGCCCTTGATGGAGCCTCTCGTCTGGAACGCTACCAGCGCGAAGCCGTTCGGTCGGTCGAGACTGAAAAAGCCAGTCCGAGAGCTCATCAAGGGCTACGTTCGGACCGTGGCAAACGCGACGATCGGGCTTGAGTTCTCGACGGCTCCACAGAAATATCTGCTCGGCTTGACGGACGATCAGTATGATGCGGTTATCAATGACAAGTTCCGCGCTTATGTCGGATCTATGATCGCGTCTACATCGAATCCGGAGACTGGAGAGAAGCCGACGTTTGGACAGCTGCCGCAGGGTACGATTGAACCGCACGTCCAGATGATCCGAGTTCTTGCGACTCAGTTCAGCGCGGCGACCGGCCTGTCTGTCGTAGACACCGGCGTGATCAACGATGCGAATCCGTCTTCCAGCGATGCGATCCTGGCACAGTCCCAGACGCTCGTCCTGATGGCGGAACAGCTGAACAAGGGCAACGCCGATCATCTGTATGTCATCAGCCAGATGGCACAGGCTATCGCAAACAATGTCGCTCCGGAGAATCTGACAGACGATGAGAAGAACGTCATGGCACACTTCAGGAATCCTGCGATGCCGAGCGTTAGCGCGACAACGGATGCGGCTCTGAAGATTTCAACGGTGCGGCCTGCATTTGCGGAAACAGATGCCTTCCTGGAGATGATTGGATTTGACCAGGCTGATATTCGTCGGATTCGTGGGCAGGAGGCCATCGTGCGCGGTCGTGATGTTCTGATTGACCTAACGACGGAGACACCGGAGACGCCGGAGGCATAAAATGACGATCCCAACGAAAGTCTGGCTGAAGTATGTGCGCGAGATGTCTGCTGCCAGCACAAAAGCAACGCAGGTCATGCTTAAGTACGTCCAGAAGTACGGCTTTGCAAACACGACAGAGTTGCTGAATCTGGCATACAGTCTTGCGACTACATACGGAGAGGCTGCCGCTGCGTGTGCGACAGAACTGTACAATGCAATCGGGATAGCTGAAAAAGCGTTTGTCCCTTCTGCATTGCCAGCACAGACGGCAACCTACAACGAGGTGGCAAAAGCCGTTCAGGGAACGCTGAAGACCTCTCCGATCCAGGTGCCGCAGACTGTCGGAAGGTTAGTCAAACAGGCTGGCGCGGATACGATGCTCCAGAACGCACAGAGGGACGGAGCACAATTTGCCTGGATACCGCACGGCGACACCTGCGCCTTCTGTGTGATGCTTGCCTCAAACGGCTGGCAGTACATGAGCCAGGACGCATTGAAGAACGGACACGCGGAGCACATTCACGCGAACTGTGATTGCGAATACTGCGTCCGATTCGATAGCTCTTCGACCGTGAAGGGGTACGATCCGGCCAAGTACAAGAAGATGTATGACGATGCTGAAGGATGGTCGTACAAACAGAAGTTGAATTCTATGCGGCGTGAGTTTTACGCGGATAACAAGGACAGCGTGGACAAAAACTCGTCTGCGGCAGACGAAGTCAATGTCGGAAATTAAGGATGATTCAAGCACCTTTTACCGGGTGCTTTTTTCATGGCCGACGGCCGGCCTTAAATGCCGGAATATACGCATTAGCGGAGGATCAAAATGAACGAAACTGTGAATCAGGAGAACAAGACGGCGGAACAGCCGGAGCGCACATTCACGCAGGAAGAGATGAACGCGATCATTCGTGACCGCCTCTCCAGAGAGCGCGAAAAGTACGCTGATTATGAAACGCTGAGAGATAAGGCAATGAAGTTTGATGCCGCAGAGGAAGCCTCTAAGAGCGAACTGCAGAAAGCTCAGGAGAGGGCTGAAGCACTCCAGGCACAGCTGAACGCCTTGACTCAGGAAGCAGAGATCCAGAAGGCGCGGACAAAGGTCGCGACCGAGAAAGGGATTCCTGCAAACCTTTTGACCGGATCTACCGAGGAAGAATGCAGTGCACAGGCTGATGCAATCCTTGCATTCGCAAAGGTCCCTGGCTATCCGGCAGTGAAGGACGCCGGAGACGTTGGACAGAAGACCATCGGAACATCCGGCAAAACACGAGACCAGTTCACAGACTGGTTTGAATCAAATTTCCATTAAAGGAGACTTAACATGGCAGACATTAACAGAACAACCAACTCTATGGCTCTTCCGTCTGATATTTCCAGTGAGATCCTGCAGAAGACTCAGGAAGAGTCCGCTATCATGCGTCTTGCGCAGCATATTGCGCTTCCTGGCCGTGGAGTTACTATCCCGGTTATTACGAACGATCCGTCTGCGGCATGGGTCGCTGAGACCGCTGCAAAGCCGGTTTCCAATGCTACTCCGGTCACAAAGCTGATGAGCGCATACAAGATCGCCGTCATCGAGACCTTCTCCAAAGAGTTTGTCCGTGACATCCCGGCTCTGTACGATGCGCTGGTCGCTCGTCTTCCGCTCGCCCTGGCTGGCGTTTTCGATAACACCGTTATCGGCGGAACACAGGCTCCTGGCAACAACTTCGACACCTTTGCGGCTTGTACCGCACAGAGCATCCTGAACGCGAACAACGGCACCTACCTTGGCCTTGTTGCTGCTGATGCAGATATCGCTGCCCACGGTGGCGTCATGAACGGCCTGGCATTCGGTGCACAGGGTCGTGGACTGCTGCTCTCTGCTGTTGATGGACAGGGTCGTCCTCTGTTCCTGGCATCTGCGAACGACGGTGTTGTTGATCGCGTGCTTGGAGTACCGACAGTCTTCAACAAGAACCTGTATAAGGCTGGTGCTTCTTCCGGATCAGTTCCGGCAGTTGTCGGTATTGCTGGTGACTGGAGCAAGGCTATGTACGGCACTGTTGCCGGCGTAGAAATCAGCGTATCTGATACGGCGACTCTGACCTCCGGCCAGACCACCATCAACCTGTGGCAGCAGAACATGATCGCGGTTCGTGCCGAGATCGAAGTTGGCTTCCGCGCTGACACGGCTTGCTTCAACAAGCTGACCGGTGCCATTCCTGCCTGATGAGGTTTGTCGAGTTTATAAACCGAACAACCGGCACTCAGATGTGGGTAGCTGAAGATCGAGTTGAAGAATACAAGGCGGCGGGACACACTCTCGCCGCCGTTGATTCTAAGGAGCCCACAGAGGAGCAGAAGCCGGCTGTTGCGGCTAAAGCACCGGCGAGAAGGGCAACAAAGAAGAAATGAGGTTGAGCCATGGCATACGCAACTGTAGAACAGGTCGAAGCCGGATTCCGGCCATTGACAACTGACGAAAAAGCTGTCTGCAATCAGCTGCTTGATGAGGCAGCGATTCAGCTTGATGCTATCGCGCCCATAGCGACCGCAGAAGCAAAAGGAGTCGTATCCTGTCGGATGGTGCGTCGTGCCATTGCGGCATCCAGTGCAGGAGACTTCCCGGTCGGAGCGACACAGGGAACGATGTCTGCCGGCGGATATTCCCAGTCCTGGACGATGAGTTCCGGATCTACTGGCGAATTGTACGTCGGCAAGGCTGAACGGCAGATTCTCGGCCTTGGGAATCAGATCGGAGCATCTAATCCGTTTGCGGAGGTGAGTCCGGAATGATTCGCGGAATAACCGTAATCCTTTACGGAGAGACGCAGACCGGAACAGACATTTTCAATCGGCCAGTGTTTGAACCGACGGAGATCCCTGTCGCAAACGTGCTTGTCACGCCGGCATCGGCAGAGGCGGTCATCAATGAGCTGTCGATATCCGGAAAGCATCTTGTGTACGAGCTCTGCATTCCGAAAGGAGACGCGAACGACTGGGAAGACAAGAAGGTCGCTTTCTTTGGCCAGACTTTCCACACGTTCGGCCCTGTCGAGGAATGGATCGAGTCCATGGTTCCGCTGTCCTGGAATCGAAAGATCAAGGTGGAGCGGTATGGCTGATATCAGAATCGTGCGGAACGAGAAGGGATTGACTGCACTTCGGAAGTCTGATGCGGTGAACGAGTTCATCAAAGCAATTGCGGATGACATTGCCGTCAGATGTGGCGATGGGTACGAAGCCGACTTGTACACGGAAGGCCGTACTCGTAACAACGCATCTGTCGGGCCGAGAACTCCCGAAGCAATGCAGGACAATTATCGCAACAATACGCTGCTGAAGAGCATAAAGGGGTGATTTCATGATCGAGAAGGTAATCTTGGATTACTTGACTGAAGAGTTGAGTATACCTGTCTACATGGAAAGACCTCTGGATCTCCCGGAGCGGTGGGTGCAACTTGAGCGGACATCGACAAGCGAGCAGAACAAAATTCGCTCGTGTATGATGGCTTGCCAAAGCTATGACCGGAACTCGATGGCTGGAGCAGCCGCACTGAATGAAGAGGTCGTTGCAGCGATGGACCAGGCAATCATCTTGCCCTCGATCAGTCGGTGCAAGCTCAACAACGCATACAACTTTACGGACACGGCGACCAAAGAATACAGGTATCAGGCCGTGTACGATATCACTTATTATGAGGTGACATAATGGCAAATACTGTAACGAATGTCAGCACTGGCAAGCCGGCAGTAACCGGTGGAGTTTGGGCGGCAGTAGCAGGAACAACTGCGCCGACCGACGCGACGACCGCGCTGGCCGCAGCTTTCAAGTGCCTTGGTTATGTTTCCGAAGACGGCCTGACGAACAGCAACTCTCCGGAGACTGAGAATATCAAAGCATGGGGCGGAGATATCGTCCTGACTCCTCTGACGGAGAAGGCGGACACGTTCACCTTTACTTTGATTGAGGCAATCAACACGGAAGTTCTGAAGGTCGTTTACGGCGACTCTAACGTAACCGGAACGCTGGCACAGGGAATGATCGTTAAGTCTAATGCAGACGAACCGGCATCCCATGTCTGGGCGTTTGAGATGGTTCTGACCGGAAACACTCTGAAGAGAGTAGTCGTTCCGGATGGAGTCGTCACGGAGATCGGAGACATCACATACGTTGACGGAGAGGCGGTCGGATATGAACTGACCATCACAGCACGTCCTGATGCTTCCGGGAATACTCATTACGAGTATCTGAAGACATCGGCGTAATATGAAGATCACAACAGGATCGGGATTTACTTTCGAGGTCGACATCAACCGAATCGCGGATGATTGGGAGGTCCTCGAATTGGTCGCATTGATTGACGGCGGAGACACCAGCAAGAACGCTGGCGCGGTTGTCAAACTTGCGAAGACGGTCATGGGCGAAGACCAGTACAAGAACTTTATGGCTTATCTGAAAGAGAAGAATGGCCGTATATCGTCGCAGGAAGTCATCCAGGCGATTACGGACATCTTCTCAGGATCACAGCCGGGAAAAAACTCCTGATCCTTGCTGTTTGCTTAGGCGAGCATGAGGATGATCTGATCTGCGATATGGCAGAGACTTATCATGTCTTAGATATCAGGGCGTTGTCGGTAAAACTGCTGGCAACGCTCTGTGCCGGTCTTCCGGAAGGGTCGCGAGTAAAAAGATCTTTGTCGGATGCTCCGGCATCATTGGATACGCTGCTACTTGCAAGTATCGCAGACAATTTGCGGTGGTTGGTCTGGTCTCAGACTAAAGCCGGAAGAAAAGGTCGGAACGCTCCGGCATCCATCCTCAACCGGCTGTATGAATCGAAGGAGAAGAAGACAAGCGACTCTCCGGAGGTGTTCAGCAGTCCGGAAGCGTTCGAGGCGGCAAGAGCAAGGATAATCAGAGGGGAGTGAAAACATGGCAGACGGAACTACCATTGCAACCGCATATGTACAAATTGTTCCGAGTACAAAACAGCTTGACAGCGGAAGCCTGTCCGAAGCTCTTGGCGGCGAAAAGGCTGCCAAAGATACAGGCATAAAACTTGGCGAAACTATAGGGAAGAACCTTGGTCCGGCAATCCAGAAAATGTCTCTGGCTGCCGGCGGACTTGGTGCTGCGTTACTTGGCAACGCATACAATGCAGCAAAGAGCGCAGACGACCTCAACACGCTTGCGAAACAGTACGGCGTATCTACTGAAGAGATTCAGAAGATGAATTATGCGCAGGATTTGATCGACGTATCAACGGAGACGATGCTTGCATCAATCTCCAGGCTGACGCGAGAGATCGGGTCCGGCAATGCTGCATTTGATCAACTGGGTGTGTCGATTACTAATGCTGACGGCACGATGCGAAGCAGCTCGGAAGTATGGTATGACACGCTCGAAGCCCTCTCCCAGGTCGGGAATGAAACAGAACGAGACACTCTTACGATGGAGCTGTTCGGTCGGTCCGGAATGGAGCTTGCCGGAATCGTCGATGATGGCGGAGCTGCATTGAGGGCACTTGGAGAAGAGGCCGCTGCGACTGGTTCAATCCTCGGGCAGGATGCTCTGAATGATGCGAATGCGTTCAACGATGCAATAGACCGGATGAAAGTCCAGGCATCGGCGGCATTCATGGAAGCCGGCGCGACTCTTGCAGAGCACTTGATGCCGGCCCTGGAGAAGCTGATTGAGGTCGTAATGAAAGTCATCAAATGGTTCGGTGCCTTGGACGGAACGACACAGACGGTCATTCTTACGATCCTTGGTGTCGTAGCTGCGATCGGGCCGTTGATGTCAGCTATTAACGCTCTGTCGAATCCTGTGAACCTTATCATCCTTGCTGTCGGCGCACTCATCGCAATCGGTGTTGCGCTTGTGAAGAACTGGGATGTCATCAAGGAAAGAGCCGGAGAGATCTGGGGCAACATAAAAACATCTGTTGTCGGTTTTATTGAGAATACCTGGAGCAAGATCCAGACGTTCGCCGGCAACATTAAGGATAAAATCATTAACTTGTCCGACACGATCAAAGGCCGCTTTGATGTCTTGAAGGTTAAGATCCAAAACGTGTGGGAGAGGATCAAGAACGCAATAGTGACTCCGATCCAGAACGCAAGGGACAAGATCAAGGAAGCGATTGACAAGGTTAAGGAGTTTTTCAGCGGATTGAAGTTGGAGCTTCCGCATATTAAACTTCCACACTTTTCACTTGTCGGAGAGTTTAGTCTGCTGCCTCCGTCTGTGCCGCGTCTGTCAGTCGATTGGTACGACAAAGGCGGTATCTTCCGGTCGCCGTCCGTGATCGGTGTCGGTGAGAAGCGTCCGGAGTTCGTCGGAGCCCTGGATGATCTTCGTGACATCGTTCGCGAGGAAGCCGGAGGGAAGACAGAGATCAGCATGAACATCTACGGAACCGAAGGCCAGAACATCAACGAACTTGCAGATCGTGTCATGGACCGTCTGCAATTCGCAATCGATAGGAAGGAGAGGCAGTTCGCATGAGTGTAAATAGTGGATCATTCACATTCGCCGGGACGTCCTCTTCGGCATATAACGTAATAGTCGAGAACGTGCCGGCAATGAACAGGCCGGCGCGGAAACAGACAGTCATTGAAGTCCCCGGCAAGTCCGGGGATATTATTTTCCCTGAAGATGCCTGGGCGAATATTCAGCAGGGGTATGACATCTTCAAGGGGACAGGTGCGGTAGCAGCTACCAAGGACGCCAGGGCATTGATCTCTTGGCTGCATGGCGTGAAAGGATATCAGCGTCTGACGGATTCATTCGACCCGGAGATCTTCCGCCTGGCATATCTTGACGGAGACATCGAAATCGAGAATATCCGCAACAACATCTGGAGAGCGAGAGTCAATTTCAGCTGCCGTCCGGAGAGGTTCCTGCTGACCGGCGAGACGGTTGTTACAAAGACATCCTCCGGTGGCACTATCAGCAATCCGACGGCATTCAACAGCAAGCCTCTGATTAAGATCACCGGCTCCGGAGCAGTAACGCTGTCAGTCGGATCTGAATACAGAGTATCTATCAGCAGCATTTCGTCTTACGTCAATCTGGATTGCGATGCACAGGACGCTTATAAGACTGCATCCGAGAACAAGAACAGCACGGTGACAATCACGCAGGGCGACAGCTTTCCGCAGCTGCATCCTGGCTCAAACACGATCAGCTGGACAGGATCTGTCACTAAGGTCGAAATAACTCCGAGGTGGTACGAATTATGATCAGGCTATTTGAAAAAACAGCTACGATCTGGACGTCACAGGGACTCGGAGAGATCGGTGCGACAAGATGCCTGGTCACGGAAGAGCGCAACGGCATGTATGAGTGCGAGATGGACGTGCCGATCACGGCTAAGCATTATGCAGACATCGCTCTCGGCTGCCTTATCCTGGTTAAACCGAATCCGTATGAAATCGCGCAGCCGTTCCGGATCTATCAGATCAGTCGACCGCTGAACGGACTGGTGACGGTCAATGCAGCGCATATCAGCTACGACCTGAGCAAGATTGCAGATCAGCCGTTCACTGCATCAAGCGTGACGGAAACGATGGTTCGGCTTGCCAACAATGCGGTCGGCAGTTGTCCGTTTACGTTCCAGACTGACAAGAGCGTGACAGGCGCATTCACAGTCAGCACTCCAAGATCCATCCGGTCGCTCCTTGCCGGATCTCAGGGATCAGTCCTCGACGTGTACGGCACCGGCGAATGGAAGTTTGACGGATATACCTGTTATCTGTATCTCAACCGAGGACAGGATCGCGGCGTCGTGATCCGTTACGGCAAGAACCTGACAGACCTCAAACAGGAAGAAAACAACGCTTCCGTATATAGCAAACTGTATCCGTATTGGACGGACTCCGAAGGGCATCTTGTAACGCTCACGGAGAAGACGCTGGACATCAACACAGCCGGGAACGGAACGCTCGTCTATGACATGAGCAACAGTTTCGAGGCACAGCCGACCGAACAGCAGCTGCGAACGGCTGCGCAGTCATACATTGACCGGAACAGCCTCGGAACGCCGACAGTCAATCTGAGTCTGAGTTTCGTTCAGATCTCGGAGCTGATTAAGGATGCAATTTATCTCTGTGACACAGTTTCGGTCGAGTTCCCTGCGCTGAATGTATCGGCACAGGCGAAAGTAATCAAGACCGTGTATGACGCACTCCTTGACCGATATGACAGCATCGAGGTCGGGACGGTAAAGCAGACCTTTGCGCAGACGATTACGGAGTTGCAGGATAATTCTGTGACAGGGGCAGTCGGCAAGTCCGTGATGCAGTCTGCTATTGATTCGTCTACTGCGCAGATCACAGGAAATAAGGGCGGCTACATCGTCTGGCATGACAGCAATCAAGACGGACAGCCGGACGAATTGCTTGTGATGGATACGCCGTCGATTTCGACCGCGACGAAAGTCTGGAGATTTAATCAAAACGGACTCGGGCACTCAAACAACGGCTATTCCGGAACGTACGGCCTCGCACTCACGGCAGACGGCGCAATCGTCGCAGACAGGATCACGACCGGGACGCTAAACGTCAATATCGCGAAAGCCGGATCGCTGCAGTCGTTGAATTACGACGAGGGCGGCGAAGGATTCAGTCTGAACCTCGAGACCGGAGAAACATATATAAAAGCCCTCAGCGATTACGGATGGAACCCACAGGAAGGCGTCCTGCAGACATTCGACGGCGAGAACATTCTCACATACGCCGGCGAGACGATCCGGGCATATAGTCCGGCGACGTATACGCAGATCCAGAACAACGCGAACGAGATAAATCTTCTCGCCGGGAACGCGGCGGGAATGCAGTCGCAGATTAACCTGATCCCTGGACAGATTACCGCGGCGGTCTCCGCTCTCGAAGGTCAGATCACTGCAGAACTTGCGCTTGAAATCGCAACGGACAGCGGCGGGAACTCTTACGGAAAGATTAGCGCGAACGCCGATTATATACAGTTTGACACCGGCGATCTCGTGATCAATTCGAGCGGATTTACGCTTGACGCGGCAGGGAACGCGACCTTCGCGGGAGCGGTCACGGCCTCGAGTTTGACGCTCGGAAGCAATACTACGCCCGGAGCGTTCCGGCTCTTGTCTCCCGACGGTTTTACCGACGTCAACCTCTCCGGAGATACAGACGGCTCGTATATATCCGTCACAGATACGACAAGTTATGCGAGATCGACGCTCCGAGGGAAAGCCGGTTCTCTGATTCTTTCGTTATCCTCAGACAACGGAGCAACATATACGGAGGTCGGCTCTCTCTGGGTGAACGCTGGAACTGGACGATCCGTTGCGAATATCGACACGATCAACGTCGGACGATACCAGGCAGCCCCCTCCGGAGATTTAAGAAATAACCAGAACATCGCCGGATGGGATTATACGAATAATCTCGCGTCGATTTCCGGGAATATTTTTAGAGTCAGAGCGAACGACGGAAGCTCTTTGTATACCACGTTGTCGTATGACGATACGCTCGGAGGCGTTACGATTTCGGCGAACCGCTATTCTTTGCGGCACAACTCGACACTATACCACGTTCTAACCTGGGACAATACGGATTCCGGGACAAAAATATCGACAAGCTATGGATCTATCGCGAATTTAACAGCCACTGACATTAGTGCATCTTATGTCAATTCATCATTATATCGAGTTGGGCGGGGGGATAATTTTAGAACTATCGCTCAATACAACTCTGATAGCACAACTGTAGTTTTTGCGGACACATTTATTCAGAACGGACAATCTCTCGCGAACGTTCTAATCGCAGACTAAGGAGGTAAATCAATGAAACCAATTTCTTTAATTATCAGAGACACGCAGAAAGCGATCGTCGAGGCGATCAACGGCTCGCAGTTGCCGCCGAGCATCTTGGATCAGATTATCGCTCCAATTCACGCACAGATCGCACAGGCGGCACAGCAGGAGATCGCACAGGCCGAGAAGGAATACAAGAAGGAGGAGCAGAAAGATGCCGAAAGTAATTGATTTACCAAACGCAAGCAGTATGAATGATTCCGATTATCTTCTGATGGAATCGAGTGGTGGCGGAACGAAGAAGATTACAAGGGCGAATGCATTGCCATCGACAAAGAATGGCGTTGTTTCGGCAGACACTACAGCGGTTACATCGCTCGCGAATAATACTAATACGACCGTACAAAGTATGTCATTATCTGCTGGAATTTGGATCATATCAGGACAGTTAAAGGTATTGGGCGGTGGCGATTTTACGGTCACGCTTGGTATATCTCTGATTGATGCTAACGTACAGCCATCTGGCGGTGGGTCAATATCTATACGAGCGACTCCAAGCGGTTGGACTGCCGCACATGCAACACGAATCGTTGCATTAACTGGTACAACCACAGTCTACCTTGTCGGCTTCCAGAACAGCGGATCAGCAAAAAACGTTAATGCCTCCGATACTCGTATGTATGCGGTTAAAGTAGGCTAAATAGTCATGGACTGGACAAGCATCATCGTGGCGGTCGGAGCATTTCTGACAGGCGTATTTATCGGAATAACGCTGATGGCGGTAGTCAGCTACAAGCGGAGGTGACGGACATGGACTGGACACCGATCATAGTTTATAAGGGGGCGAAATAATTATGGAGCCGTGGGTCGCAATCATAATTGCAGTTATAGGCTCGCAGGCGTTTGTCGAACTCGTGAAATGGCTAACGACAAGGAAAAAGCCCACGCCTGCGGATAAACTGCTCCGTGCATTGGGTCAGGATCGTATCGTTTACGTTGGGTCAGGATGTCTCGAAAAGGGATATATAACACGGGATCAGCTTACGATTATGACTACTATAATCGAGCCGTATAAGGAAATGGGCGGAGACGGGCTTGCGGATAGTATCATGGATAGATGCCGTGCGCTCCCGATACGAACAGAAAAGGAGATGACCGTTAGTGAAATGCAAGCTGGAGGAGAACACGGCTTTGCAAGGAGTTGAACTGGAATCGGAAAGGAGAGACAAATGAGCGGAATCTTACAGGGTACAACCCCAACGCTGACAATCAAAATCCCCGAAGAAATCCCCGTTTCGGGGATTCGGGGCATTGAGTTGACATTGAAGCAAGGAGATACTGTCACGCTCCTGCATCGGTCTGACCTTATCGTTGATACCGAAGCGAACACGATCAGCAGACTGTTCTCCGAGGAGGAAACGCTTGCGCTGAATCCGTCACAGCCGCTTTTTTGGCAGTTGCGAATTGAGACAGCAGACGGAATCTTCGGCACTCCGAAGGGCAGAATCACCGTGTTTGACTTGATCAGCACGGAGGCTCTGACATGATTGCCAAGACGATAACAGTTAAAGCACAACTGACCGAGAACATAATTCCGGTGTCGGTTGATTTTATAAGTCTTCTCCCAGTGACAGCCCAAATCGTAAACCCACTCACAGAAGGGAACATTCGGCTTCAGGAGAAAGAGATCACGCCGTCCGAGGAAGAACAAGTGGTTCTTTCCGATATCGGATATGCAGGGCTTAATAAAGTTGTTGTCCACGCGATCCCAAACAATTACGGCTTGGTGTCACGGGTCGGCACGGCTTTAGTAATTTCTTAAATAAACATTTTCGGAGGTAATTTTGTATGGCACAGGATGTTGTTATTCGCAGTATTGAGTATGATGCAGTCCCACAGGTCGAAATCCCTAAACAGGGTGGTGGCACGGCGGTATTTGTAGACACATCGGATGCAACGCTGGAAAGCGGAGATCAGATGCTAAACGGTGTAACTGCTTATGCGGGAGGGACAAAGGTTACTGGAACGATCGTATCCAAAGGATCATCCGACTTGACGGTAAGCGGTGCAACGGTAACAGCACCGGCAGGTTATTACTCCGCATCTGCAAGCAAATCTGTTGCGGCAGGATCAGTTACCGCACCTGCAAGCATCAGCGCAACTTCTGCGACGGTCAGCACAGGGACAAACACTCTGACATTGAGTAAAACAGTCAGCGTAACGCCGACAGTTAGCGCAGGTTATGTAAGTGCGGGGACGGCGGGGAATAGCGCAGTTTCTTTGACGGCATCTGTTACCACAAAAGCGGCGGCAACCATAACGCCGACAACGACGAACCAGACGATCGCGGCCGCTACTTATCTTACAGGAGCGCAGACCATTAAAGGCGATGCAAACCTTGTCGCTTCTAATATCGTACAAGGCAAGAGCATTTTCAATGTCGCCGGAACTGCGGTCGTTCCGATCATTTCACAGGACAGCACAACAAAAGTTTTGAGTATCTCGTAAGGAGTTACAACATGTCACAGACTATCAGTATATGGCAAGCGACATATTCAGATGTCGGCGGAGTTTATCTTCCGAAACAGGGCGGCGGGACGGCGTTATTTGTCGATACAAGCGACGCAGACGCCACGGCTGACGATATCCTCGAGGGAAAGACCGCATACGTCAACGGAGTTAAGCTGACCGGAACGGCGAGTGGCGGTGGAGGAGTAGAAACGGTTAATGTTGATGTATTCACCGTAGGTGGTGGCGCTAATTGTATTTATTATACCGATGCCAACATGACATTCCAAACAAACTCTGCGAAAATGGCAAAAGTTACTGCACCATTGCCTAAAGGGAGTATTTTAGTGGCAAAGGAATATACAAAAGTAAGAAAAGCCGTCGGAGTGACACTTATCGCTACGATAGCGTCTTCAACAAACATCTACGAGGTTACAGGTTAAGGAGGTACAATATGAGAGACTGGGAAGCATGGTTCAAGGCGGCAGGAATCCGGGCATTGAAAACGATCGCCCAGACGGCAGCCGCAACGATCGGGACGAGCGCGGTTCTCTCGGAGGTAAACTGGCTCGCGGTTTTATCCGCGTCAGTTCTCGCCGGGATCTTGTCGCTCTTGACGAGCCTCGCAGGAATCCCGGAAGAGAGGAGATCAGAAGATGCCATTTCCGAGTGATTTAATCAAGATCGCACGAGAAGAGATCGGATACCACGAGAAAGCCACGAACGCCGATCTCGACAGCAAGACCGCGAACAGCGGAGCCGGCAACTGGACAAAGTACGCCCGCGACCTCGACAAGGCCGAATACTTCAACGGAAAGAAGAACGGCTTCGACTGGTGCGCGGTTTTTTATTGCTGGCTTCAGTTTAAACTCTACGGCGACGGAACGAGCGCGAGATCCGCACTTTATCAGCCGAATCCGAAGTACAACTGCGGAGCCGGGTGCACTCAACAGGCGAGTTATTACCGCAAAGCGAATCAGTTCTTCACGGCTCCACAGCCCGGAGATCAGATCTTCTACGGAGAAACCGGCGACGAAGGCCACACCGGCCTCGTGGTCGAAGTCTCCGACAAGACCGTGACAACGATCGAGGGCAACGTCCAGAATCAGGTTCTTCTCCTGAGACACGCGATCGACGACAAGACGATCGTCGGTTACGGCCGGCCGAAGTACGAGAAGAACGATCCGAACGTCGTCTACGTCGTCAAGACCGGCGACACGCTCGACAAGATCGCGGAGCAGTACGACACGACCGCCGAGAAGATCGCGAAGGAGAACGGAATCACGAATCCGAACTTCATCACGACCGGAACGGTTCTCGTTTTCAAGCGCGGAGACAAGACCTGGCATACCTCTGACATCTTCTGCCAGATGGGCGACCGGAACAAGGCCGTTTCCGTGATCCAGGCGTTACTGCTCAAGCGCGGGTTGCAACTCACCTATGACGGATACTTCGGAGCAGAAACGAGATCCGCGGTCATGACCTGGCAGAGATCCGCAGGAATCACCGTCGACGGAATCGTCGGAGACGAGACAATCGCAACGCTATGACCTTTACATTCGGGCAGCTGCTCGCAATATGGCTGCTCGGTTTTATCACCGGCTTCATCGTGGCTGTGATCGCCTCGAAATGATGCCCGAATTTCGCTCCAGAATGGCCCAGGATGGACGGAACGTGAAAAGCCGAAGAAGTATCCATCCGCACATGAAAATTCAATATAGGGCGTTCTGAGAGCAGTTTTGCACGGTCGGATCGGTTGGCCGCCGTGAAGATAATAATCCAGATTGCACGGAACGCAAAAAGGGGACCTCTTCTTCCGGAGGTCCTTTTTTTGTATCTGTTCGTAGTAAGAACGCGATAATGACATGAGCCGCTAAAAATGGCTTATTTATGTGGCCTGATTTTTACGGCGTGGAAAAACAACAAGCGCATAGATAAGCGGAAACGGCTTAAATACGAGATTTGTATCTTCGCTTGTATTGGCTTGTTATGCATCCATTAATGACATAATAATGACGTACTATTAACAGTCAATATTCGACCAGCTCCATCTGCTCGCAGAGATAGTCAATGTTCTGCAAGAGGATGTATGCTGTTTCGTGGACATCCTTTCCAGAATGCCCGACGATCTTCCTTGAAACAACCGGGTCCATTCCGCACTCCACGGTCCTCGTGACAAAGGTTCTCCGGCAATCGTGCGGAGTATGGCCGGGAAACTGCTTTATAAAGGCCTGATAGATCCTGTCCTTGTTCTTCCAGTATGGTTTGTTTTCCATAAGATGACGGATGCGACTGTGGATGGGGACTATTCTGTTCTCCCCGGCCTCTGTCTTTTCTCCGGTAACAATGTAACGCTCATGCTGCTCTGATATAAGGAGATATTCACTCACACGAAGCCCAGTATAGAGAAAGATCAGCGCGATGTCTCGAATCGGAGATGGTGTCATCGTCCAGATCTTCCGCACCTCTTCGACCGTGAATGGGTTCCTCTTTGGCTTCGTCTTTGCGGTCATGTGAACATATCGAACCGGAGATTCCTTGACGATATTGTTTTTGATCGCCCATGTGAAGACGTTTGAAACGTAACTCTTGAACGAGTGCTGACTGCCGGCGCTGATCGTTGCGATGACAGCCTGCAGCTCGGAAACAGTAATCTCGCGGATCTTTCGATCGTCAATGCCAGAGCATTTCTGAGCGATTGCACGATAGCTGTTTATGGTGCTTTTAACAGGCAGCTTTCCATTGACCGGAACTTCCGTGAACTCTTTCATCCATCGCTCCGCTGCTTCGCGGAAAGTCATATCGTGGGTGCTGACGTCATACGGACTCTGATTGAATTCCAGGAGAGCAGCATAAGCCTCGTTATATGTCTGAAAGTAGCCGATCGTGGTATAGACCGGATAACCGCGATCATCCCATTCTTTGAACTTCTTTGCCCAGTATGGCCGCCGACGGTTCCCGGTCAGGAACGTGATCGATCCGAAACCGTTCGGCAGCCGCATGTGCTTCTTCCGTTTCATTTTATCATACCGGTAAACGCGACAGCCAGACCGAGGATGCGGACATCGTTCCGGTTGTCGAATACTAATTCTTTATATGCCGGATTCTCCGGGCGCAGGATCAGATGGTCGGAGAAAGCGTATACACGTTTCAGAGTCGCCTCTCCGTCGATCAGGACGGCTGCGATCTGGCCGTTCTCGACTTCCGGCTGCTGGCGGATGTACACGATGTCTCCGTCGTAGATCCTCGCGCCGGTCATCGAGTCGCCTTTGCACCGGAGCACGAAGTCGCATTTGATGTTTGACGGAACCTGGACGAGATCCTGGATGTTCTCTTCCGCAAGAATCGGTTCTCCGCAAGCGATCGTTCCGAGAAGAGGGACGGATCTCGTTGCCGGAGGCGGTTCGATGCCAGGGATGCCGTCCATCTTCTTCGGGACGTTTTCACCCATCAGCCAAATCGGATTAACATCCAGTGCTTTCGCGATGGCAGCAATTCGCGGAGAGTATGGCATATTCTGTCCGAGGTAATACTGCGAAATGGACCCCTTCGGGATGCCGGTTGCTTTCACAAGGTCAACCTGATTCACGCCTTTGTCATCCATCGCTTCCAGCAATCTCTTGTGAAAAACTCTGATGTTTTCAGCGTTTGTAGCCATCTTCTTAATCTCCTTTCTGTGAGGGTAAGTCTATTATATCATACTTTCTCCGAAAAAGTACAATATTTTTTCAAAAACCGTTGACAGGTGAAGTCCAAGATGTTATACTACCAATATCAGATCTGATTTTCACATTCAAGAAGGGAGGCAGTCCGAACGAACATGATCTTTGATTATTCAAAATTGAGAGGACGCATCATCGAAAAATATGGCACATATAACGCATTTGCGGCCGATTTTGGGATCTCTCCGTCGCTCCTGTCACGGAAGCTCTGCAACGAGATCGGTTTTTCCAGGGAAGAGATCAAGCGATGTGCGAATCTCTTAGACTTTGGTCTGGACGAGTACGGAAAATATTTTTTTACCGAGAAAGTCCAAGATGTTAGACCTTCATGCTAATCAGCATCAGACAGGCTGCGGAGATCATCGGCTGTCCCGAACAGCGAGTGCGAGTCCTCATCCAGCAGGGACAGCTCGGCAGCATCGCAAGGTTCAAACGGAGATCGACTTACACGGTCACGGACTCGCAGTTGGCAAAATGGCTCGGAGTTAGTTCCGAGGAAGTTCAAAGGAGGATTCAAAATGCGTAATATCGTCGCTTATGTAGCTTGTGGGCTTGTCATCGCCGGCTTTGCGCTTCTGGTCGTATTCTGCGGAATGCTGGACGCACCGGATGCACCGCTCGGACCGGCTGTATTAATGGGCATCGCTGCGCTCTGCACGATGGGCGCAGGATCTGCCCTGGCTAATCTTTACGAAAGGGGGAGGATCTAAATGTTCAGAGTGACGGTCGGATTCGAGACGAATATTCTGAACTTCACTTTCAAGAATCTCGCAGACGCTCTGCAGTTTATCGGCGACTGCATCGAGACGTCGGAGTGCACCGGGACATCGGTGTCCATCGTGGAGGTGGAGTGATGGAAAAAGAAAATAGTCCCGACTGCAGCAACAGCCAGGACTGGAAACGGATGATGGTATATATGGAAAACACCTTGTCCTTATTCTATCATCCTTTCGCAGACTACGCAAGACAAAAATACACGAAAGGAGACCCACCATGCGTAACCTACTCGGAATCATCGCAGTCATATTAATCTTCGCCAGCATACTGCTGATGATCATTACAGGCGGCATCCTGGATACCCCACATGCGCCAATCTCGGCAGCAATGCCTTATGCGATTGCTACTGTGATTACTATGTTTGCTGGTGGTATCCTGGCAAATCTCTATGAAAGGGGGAGAGTATAAGTGGCAAGCGTCGAAAAGATGTCTTTCCTCAGTCCGCCGGTGCTGAACATAGCACTGGATCCGGAGAACGAAAATGACATGTACATGATCAAGTGCATGGCTGACGCTCTTGTGGAACGAATTGAAATAGTAGACAGTTATTATGTGATGCGCAAGCTGGCCAAGGATCTCGTCGCGGTATGTGATTTTATCCTTGAAGCGGAAGACAAAAAAAACCCTGACTGCGCCAACAGCCAGGAACCTTTTTGAGGTACGATGATAGATATGAAGTTTACAACCATATTATATCATCCTCCTCGCGAATAATCAAGAAGGAGGTTTTGTTGTATGACACTTTATGAATTGACGGAACAGATCCGGCTCCTCTCCGAGCAGGAGTGGGTAGATCCGGACACCGGGGAGATCCTGGATGAAGACGTGGCGAACGCTCTGAACGCCCTCACGCTCGAAAGGGATGAGAAGATTGAGAACGTCGCTCTGTGGTACAAGGACGTCTTGGCGGAGGCCGAGGCGATCAAGGCAGAGGAGAATAAGCTGGCGAGCAGACGGAGAGGCAAGGAGAGACTTGCGGAGTCCCTGAAGCGGTTCCTTGACATTGCGTGTGCCGGGCAGAAGTTCAGCTCGCCGAGAGTGGCGATCAGCTTCCGCAACGTGGCGCAGGGAAAGACGGTCATCGACGATCCGACTCAGATCCCGATCGGATATCAGAAGATCATGACCGAGCCGATCAAGAGTCTGATTGCGAAGGCGATCAAGTCCGGCGTGGCCGTTCCGGGTGCACATCTGGAAGACTCGCATTCCGTGATCGTGAGGTGAGGACATGGGCGTAATCTTAATCATGGGCGAATCCGGGTCCGGCAAGACAACCTCGATGAGAGGGCTTGATCCGAAGACGACAATGTACATCGACTGCGACAAGAAGGGCCTCGCCTGGAAGGGATGGAAACAGCAGTACAACACGGAATCCAAGAACTACTTCGCTTGTGACGATCCAGACATCGTCCTGACGCTCCTGAAACGTGTCAACCGCGAAGATCAGTTCCAGCACGTCACCGTCTGCGTCATCGACACGCTGAACGGTATGATGGTCGCTGACGAGATGCGTCGGAGCAAGGAGAAGGGCTACGACAAATGGCAGGACCTCGCATTCTCCGTTTATTCCATCGTCGACTATGCTTTGACGGTCCGGGAGAACCTCACGGTGATCTTCACGGCCCACTCACAGACGGATCACGATGAAAATGGATATTTATTCACACGGACGAAAACATCCGGCAAGAAGCTCGACAAGATCGTCCTGGAGAGCAAGTTCCCAGTTGTTCTGCTTGCAAAGGGCGACAACGGCCAGTATGTTTTCGAGACCCACGCGAACCATTCCACGGCAAAGACTCCGCTCGGAGCGTTTGAGGGAAATCAGATCCCGAACGACATTACGTCCGTGCTGAAGGCGTTGGAGGAGTATTGATGGCGGAGATTAAACCGATTGAAACAATCTATAACGGATACCGGTTCCGGTCAAGGCTGGAGGCAAGATGGGCCGTGTTCTTTGACTCACTTCACGTCCAGTATGAATATGAACCGGAAGGCTTTGACCTTGGGAATGGATTATATTATCTACCAGATTTCCGAGTCAAATGCTGGGGAACACGAGGAAGCATCTGCAACGAACCATTTGACCTTTGGATCGAAGTAAAGGGCAAGATGACAGCAGAGGATGCATTAAAGATTATTCGATTCGCTAACTTCAAAGACTACGGATGTATCGAAAATGCAATCCTAATTGTGGGAAACATCCCGGAGCGTTGGAATTCTCATGATTCCAAGGCCCTTGGCGTATATGAAGGATACGGTCCGCATCCATTTAATTATGAACTGATCGATGGAGATTGTTTCGGAGCATATCCTGCTGCATTCAAAGGCAAATTTTTCCTTTGGGGAGATGAAGGCAGTTATATTTGGAATGTAGACGAAGTTGAGGCCGCTTATGACAAGGCGCGCCAAGCACGCTTCGAACACGGCGAAACACCAAAATTTAATTAACGGAGGATATATCATGGCAATTAATCAGTTTAAGGACTTCGACAAGACTCGCGGTTATTCGGACGGACAGCAGCTGCCTCGCGGCGGATATGTCTGTAAAATCATCGGAGCACGGATCGAGAACGGCAACTACGGCCAGACGGTCAAGATCGCGTATGACATCGCAGAGGGCGAGTTCAAGGACTACTTCAAGAAGCAGTTCGACAACAACCCGAACGAGGACAAGAAGTGGCCCGGCGTATTCCTTCTGAATGTTCCGACCGACGATGGCAGCCAGCAGGACGGATGGACGAAACGAAAGTTCCGCACATTCACGGACGCTCTGGAAGACAGCAACGACGGCTATCACTTCGACTGGGATGAGCAGAAGTTCGTCGGCAAGCTGATCGGCTTCATCGTCAACTATCGCGAGTGGACCGACAGGGACGGCAACAATCACCTCTCCCCGAATCCGGCGAAGTCCACAGCCGTCAAGACGATCCGCGACGGCAAGTACAAGATCCCGGACGACAAGGTCAAGACATCTCCGTCAACATCCTCTTCCTTCAAGCCGGCAGACGGATTCGTCCCGGCCGGCAACGATGCCACGATCCCATTCTGATCGGTTTGCCATCGAGGACACTCTGAAAAGCATGATCATCCTGCACGATACACGCGAACAGCAGACGGATCGCGCACGGAGGAGATATGCAGCCTTCGGAGTTCCGACAGAAGCAGCTGTGCTTGATTACGGCGACTATACCTATCAGGCGCAGCTGCCCGATGGCAAAATGATCTACGACACTTCCGGACGGATCGAGCCGGTCTGTGCTGTGGAGCGGAAGATGGATCTCGACGAGCTGGCGATGTGCTTCACTAAGGAACGGAAACGATTCGAGGCGGAAATGATCCGGTGCCAGGATCACGGCGGACGGATGTTTCTCCTGGTCGAGAATGCGACGTGGGAGAACCTTCTGCTCGGAAAATATCGGAGCCAGTTCAAGCCGCAAGCCTTCCTCGCGTCCATCGTCGCCTGGTCGATCCGCTACGATATGCAAGTTATCTTCTGCAAACAGGACAGCTCGCCTCGTCTGATCCGGGAGATCCTGTATCGGGATCTGAAGGAACGGTTGGAGAGGGGAGACGATGGATGGCTAATAAAGGGAACTATATCATCATCCACAGGAAAATGATGGACTGGGAGTGGTATAGGAACACAAACACGAAGGCGTTCTTTTTACACTGTTTGCTCCGTGCGAACTGGAAGGAAGGACGCTTTGAGGGGCGACCGATTGTGCCAGGGCAATTTGTGACATCATACGAAAGTCTGAAGTCTGAAACCGGCTTATCATTAAGCAAGATAAGAACAGCGTTAAAACACCTAGAATTGACAGGGGAAATCGCACACGAAAAAATCCCGCAAGGCCTGATTATTACAGTAAAAAATTGGAGTCGGTATCAGACAGTTAGCAGACCTTTTGACACAGAAATCGCACAAGAATCGCACACAAATCGCAACAATAGAATAAGGGATAATAATATACCTAAGAAAGAGAAGAATATACCCTCTGAATCTGAAGAACTTTCGGACGAGGAGTGGGGAAGGATGATGGACGATGGCACTATATGAATTCAACCCGGAGGACGCAAGGAGGTTTGCGTCCGAGCGCGGCATCGCCACGAACCAGCGCGGAGACGAACTGATCTTCAAGAAGTGTCCGTACTGCGGATCGATCTCGGACAAGAAAAACAAGTTCGCGATCAACCTGCGGACAGGTGCGTTCAACTGCCTCCGGGCGAGCTGCAACGCGAGGGGCAATATGATCACGCTGCACAAGGACTTCGGATTCGACCTGGGGCAGAACGTGACGGAATATGAGCGGCCAAGGGAGACCTGGAAACGGTTCGTCGTGAAAGAGCCGTTCGTTCCGACGGACCCTGCGGTGGCATATCTCCACGGCAAGCGCGGAATCAGCGAGGACGTGATCCGGCGGTATGAGATCGTCACGAAGAAGGACGATGACAATGTCCTGGTCTTTCCGTTCTATGACGAGGTCGGCGACGTTGCGTTCATTAAATATCGGAAAATTGACTTCGACCCGGAGAGGGACAGCAACAAGGAATGGTCGGAGTCGGGGATGAAGTCTATTCTGTTCGGAATCAAGCAGTGCACGGACTTCGACAGGCTGATCATCACGGAAGGCCAGATCGACAGCCTCTCCGTTGCGACTGCCGGCTTCGACAATGCGGTCAGCGTTCCGACCGGGAAGAACGGTATGCGCTGGGTGCCTCATAATTGGGACTGGGTGCGGAAGTTCAAGAGGATCATCGTCTTCGGAGATTATGAGCGCGACGAGATGACCCTGCTGCCGGAGATCAGAGCGCGGTTCGCCTCGGAGACCTGTCAGATCCTCGCGGTTTGTCCGGAGGACTACATGGGATGCAAGGACGCGAACGAGATCCTCTTGACGTATGGCACGGAACAGATCCGGAAGTGCATCGACAACGCGAAGCCGGTTATGCTCAAACAGGTCGCACGGCTCGTTGACATCCAGTACGAGGACGAGGCCAAGAAGGAGTATATGCCGACCGGAATTGCGGAGCTTGACAAGCTGCTGAACGGCGGTCTAAGGTTCGGGTATCTGGACATCCTCACCGGCAAGCGCGGAGAGGGCAAGTCCACGTTCGGAAGTATGCTGCTAAAGGCTGCGCTCGAAGGCGGATATGGCTGCTTCGTCTACTCCGGAGAAATGAGGGCGCAGGAAGTCCGCCGGTGGCTCGACTATCAGATCGCAGGATGCGACAAGATCGAGAGCAGCCAGATCGGGAACGTGGTCACGCACAAGATCCCGGACGGATATCTGCGGACGATCTGGGACTGGTACAAGGATCTGATTTACGCCTACGACACTTCCGTGATCACGGATGAGGAGACGGATCTGATGGACGTTGTCGAGACCTACATAAAACAGTTCAACTGCCGGTTCGTCCTGCTCGACAACCTCATGACGGCGGTCGATATCTCCAACATCGAAGCCGATGACAAATACGAGAAGCAAGCGAGGATCTGCAAACGCCTGGCACGGATCGCGCAGACCTACAACGCCCTGATCGTCCTCGTCGCCCACAAGAAGAAGGGAAACAGCTTTGGCGGAGATGAGAATGATGACGTCCTCGGATCTTCGGAGATAACTAATCTCGCCGGCGTGATCATGAGCTACGGACGTGGCAAGGACATCGACGAATCGCAACGGCTGCTTAAGGTCCTCAAGGAACGCGAGAAGGGACGCTGCAACTTCAAAGGGATGGTCCTGAACTTCGACCCGGCAAGCAAGCGAATCTACGGAAACACGAACGAAGAATGCACCCAGGGACACATGCTGCCGTCCAAGTGCTTCTTGCAGTTCAATCCGATCCCGGACGGAACAGGTCCGGAGATACCATTTTAAGGAGGCCACAAAATGACCGGACCATGGATGGCGAATTTCCTGGAAGACTTCCGGGGATTCATGGCGAAGTATTGGATAGTACAGCCGGCGACGGACACGGAATACTGGGAGTCGATGCTGGCGGATTTTAACGAGATCGTGAACAAATACGACGGACACCGGCTTGTGATGAACCTGATGGTCACGTTCACGAGCTTCCAGGAGGCGATCGCAGCTGGATACGTGAAGAAGGAGGACGCGTGATGAAATACTTCGACGATTACAAGAAGCACTACATGAAGACGATGGGATGGAAGATCTATTATGCAAGACAAGCGAAGGGCATGACGCAGACCCGGCTTGCTGAGATGGCTGGACTTAACCGGGAGACGGTCGGGAAGATCGAGAACACGCTGATGCCGGCACCGAAACTTGAGACGATGCTGAAGTTGGCTTATGTTCTCGGAATGACTCCGGAGGAGCTGTTCAGCGGAAAGGAAAAGGAATGATCCAGCTGAGTATGAGAGGTGAACAGGATGGATGATTTAATCAGCAGACAGGCGGCAATCAAAGCAATTGAGAATTTGCAGGACTGTTACAACGGATTTAGCGACACATACGACAAGGCGTGTATCATCGGAGCTTTGGAAGAAGTGCCATCCGCACAGCGCACAGGGCGGTGGATAAAAGTGCATAACGGAGAATATTACGGGTATGAGTGCTCCGAATGTGGGGAGTCAGCATACGAATTTAAACAGCCGTATTGTCACAGATGCGGAGCGAGAATGGAGGAGCGAGAATGACGGAAATTAAGATTGCAATGCTAATTATGGGCATATTGATTGGCGTACTTATTGGGGAAGCGGTAGGAAAGGCAGAAGGGAGAAAATAATGGACGACTTAATTAGCAGGCAGGCGGCGATTGATGGTGGGAACGACGGCATAATTCAGTTACAGCAAGGCGATTGCTTGGAGTTGATGAAAAATATCCCTGATGGCTCAGTTGATATGATACTTTGTGATTTGCCGTATGGAACAACTCAAAATCAATGGGATTCTGTTATCCCATTAGATGCTTTGTGGTATGAATATAAGCGGTTAATAAAAAGGGGCGGCATTATTGCCTTGTTTGCTCAAACACCATTTGACAAAGTACTATCAATGAGTAATATCGAATGGCTGAAATATGAGTACATTTGGGAAAAAAATAGAGCAACAGGACATTTGAACAGCAAAAAAGCGCCACTTAAAGCCCATGAGAATATTTTAATTTTCTATCAAACGTATTCTGAAGCATACGATACTACGGATATGTTTGATGGCCTAAAAGATTATATGATTTCTGAGCGCGATAAGTGCGGTTTGTCGAGCAAAGAAATCCGGGCTTTGCTTAGCTCCTATATGGCTTCACATTATTTTACGAGAAAAACTCAATTTTCCATACCGACGAAAGAAGCATATCAACGGCTTCAATCAACAGGGTATTTTCAAAGACCGTTTGATGAAATTGAGACCGAATATAAATCAGAGCGGGAAAAAACCATCAACACTTTTAACCCGCAGGGAATTGTAAAAAAAGATGTTCCGACAATACGCAAAGGACGTGACAACGGCACAAATTACGGCAAAAGCGACAAAGACGCGATTCAAGAGTTTTGCAATTATCCAACGGACATTTTAAGTTTCGATGTTGAAAAAAAAGCTGTCCACCCCACGCAAAAGCCAGTCCAGCTTCTTGAATATCTAATCCGAACATACACAAATGATGGAGAAACCGTCCTTGACAACTGCATGGGAAGCGGGTCAACTGGTGTCGCCTGTGTCAATTTAAAACGTAATTTTATCGGAATGGAACTTGAGGAAAAGTATTTCAAAATTGCAGAGGAGAGAATAAACAATGCAAGATTTAATCAGCAGACGGGCGGCGATTGATGCGCTTTTGCATAATCAAGAGGTCTATTCTAATAATTTCGGCACAGATGCAATAGACAAATACACGATAGCCATAATTGATAACGATGTGCAGACCATAGCGCAGTTGCCGTCCGCACAGCCAGAAATCATAAGGTGCAAGGACTGTAAGCACAGAGACGCGGAAGATGGCTTCTGCAAAGGGCGAGGATGGCCGATGCAATTAGTTCCCGAAGATGGTTTTTGCGACAAGGGGGAAAGGAGGAGCGAGGATGAGTGACAAATTAAAGCCGTGTCCGTTTTGCGGCGGCGAGGGAAGGATAAGAACGGATACGGAGAAGCGTTTTCGACTTTTCCCGATAGCATGGGTTGAATGTACTGTATGTGATGCACGTACCAAATTTGTTGTTACTTTTTGGAGCGATGGAGGTCATATTGACAAAGCAATCGAAGCATGGAACAGGAGGGTGAGCGAGAGTGACATGGAAAGAGTTTAATGATGGTACGTATGAAAGGCTCACACGATATGTCGAGACGGATATTATCTGCCCGAAATGTGGGCGCAAAATATATTTAGACCGGCAAACGGTGTTTCTTACAAATCCGCCGCAGTATAGATATGCTTGCAAATGCGGATGGGAAGACGGTTCTTTCATAAAATGGAGGGCGAAAGATGAGTGACTTAGCGATAGCGATAATGGGGTTTTTAATCGGTGTTCTTATTGGGGAAGCGGTAGGAAAGGCAGAAGGGAGAAAATAATGGACGACTTAATCAGCAGACAGGCGGCGATTGATGCAATACATGAAGATGCTGACTGGCTTGCCGTACAAGGCAGTGACTGGCAGGAGGAACGCATGGAAAGAGATAAGTCAATATTAAAGTCGTTACCATCCGCACAGCCGGAAAGATGCGAGGATTGCGGGAATTTTAACAATGCAAGATTGCTGATACCACAGCCAGAGCGGAAGAAGGAGAACGGAATGACTATCGACAAAGAACATTTTGGTACGCTTGCGGTATGCGCTATCCGTTACTGTCAGGGCAGAGCAACGTATATGCCGGATTTAGTACGGGGCATCATCAGACCGCACTTGAAAGACATTAGCGACAATGATTTAGGGGTTATGATCGAGGATTGCTCATTTCAAGAACGTATGAATTTGTGGGGAGACGAGCGTATTGACAAGCCCGGCTGGATTCGATGGAAAGAAGAACTGCTTGTGGAGAAGGAGAGACGGAAATGACTTATCTTGACAACGAATTACAGCATCTTTCACGAGCCGATTTTCGCAGGCAGCAGAAGCAGACAGCCAAGCAATCCAAGCGGTTCTATGTGACGCAAGCTGAAGTTGAACAGATGGTGAAAGAAGCACTCACACGGTCGCAGAAGAAAATGATCGAGGAGTACAATGCGGAGTTTGTCGCAAGAGACGCAGAGATCAAGAACGAGTTGATTAACTTCCTGCACCGGCTCTGGCTCTCGGCTCTCGGCGAATACGGCATAACCGACCGGGAGCTTACGCACAACCTCGACCAGTACGTCAAGCAGAAGTTCCGCCTGTTCTCGGAATACATCGACATGGGCGAATCTGACCACGCTCGCGAGATGCTGGCAGACATCGGCGTCCCGGCAAGCATCGTCGGCCTTGCGGAGAAGCACTGGCGAGCCTCTCCGGATGAAGAAATAACTATAGACATCGAAGAAGACTAAGAAAGAGGGTGATCAAATGGCGCGGATCAGCTGGGCAAGCGTGGGAATTACGCCGTGGCACAAGCGCGAGATCATGGCTTACTGCCGTCGCTATGACGATTGGCGGAAGGAACTTCAATACGGACTCCGAGCCATCAGCATGGAAGGCGGCAGCCATTCAAACAATATTAGCCGTCCGACCGAACAACAGGCCGTCCGGAATGCACAGCTCCGCGATCAGATCCTGCTGATCGAACGTGCGATCCGTGACATCTGCCCGGACATGTACAACGAAATGCTGGACAACATCGCTCGCGGCGTGCCGTACATCTACTTGCAGGTGCCATACACCGAGCGCGACTTCTATGAACGCCGGATCAAAGTCTATGCACTTATTGCGGACCGTCGCGAAAAGATGTCCACTTTCAGAGGCTAAACTGTTATATCATGATATCGTCAGATAATCTGACAGGCAGCAACAGACCATAATGCACTTCAAACGCAACCGGGTTTTCATCCATTTTCCCGGCCTCCTTTACTTCCTTTCATTCCCCATGTTAAGCAGAGTGAAACCGAGATCTGCTCCCGGCGGGGACTTTCGATATAATGGCTACTAACATACGTTGGCGCAATGGAAACCTGCGCAGAAAATACCGGGCCCGGTTCAAAGCGATGGAGTGTCCCTGCGGAATCTGTCGCGGAAGACTCGGCCCGATTCATTATGACGAGCCCTCTGATTCCAAGCATCCTTTGTCGTTCGTCATCGACGAGATCCGGCCGGTCTCCAGGTGGCGCGAATTCGGCTATGATTCGCCTGAAGCTGCAGTAAAAGATTTTAGTAATCTTCAAGCTGCTCATTACATCTGCAACAGCCGGAAAAGCGCACATACTCCGGAAGAATTGGAGCGGAGACCGCGCTTGAAAGTCGAACCGCGCGACGGAGACTGGTGATGGTGGGGGTCTACCCCTCCCACGCCCCTCGGCGCC